AAAAAAAATAAAGATCATGGAACAGAACAAGAACGAAATCAGAACCTTCAACCTCGACATCGGCATCCGCGAAGTTGAGGGCCGCGAGGGCGAGAGCCGTATCATTCAGGGCACGGCGATTGTCTTCAACGCAGAGAGTGAGGTGCTCGACGAGCATGGTGTGAAGTTCCGCGAGGTCATCAAGCCGGAGGCAGCACAGATGGCGTTCCTGAATACTCAGGACATCAAGCTCAACCTGCTCCATGACCGCAAGGACACCGTGGCCCGCAGCCGTGAGGGACGCGGAAACCTCCACATCGACGTGGACGGCAAGGGCGTGAACTTCTGGGCTGAGATACCCAAGTGTGACATCGGCGACCGTGCCCTGGAGATGGTACGCGCTGGAGTCTATACGGGATGCTCCTTCGAGTTCCGCCCCGACGTGTACGACATCGAGGAGCGCGGCGCAGGCAAGGAAGTGCGCGTGACCCACAAGAAGTTCCGCAGCATCACGGCCTTCACGCTGGCTATGGATCCCGCCTACAGTCAGACCACCGTCAACGCCCGCGAGTTGTGGAACGAAACCCCGACTGCCAAGCGTGAGGCCGAGGAAGCAAAGCGCAAAGCCGCTGAGGAAGCCCGACTCCAGCAGGAGCGCGAACGCCACGAGAAGGAACTGGCACAGGAGCGCGAGAAAATCAAGATGCTGCAGGAGCAGCGTCGCCGTGAGATGGAATTAGACAACTTCAGTTATTAACCCTTAAAACGTTTTAGGACATGACAAAGAAAAAGTTTGAGAACGTCGAAGCCGCTCTGGCATACCAGCGCGAGCTTTCCGACAAACTGGGCGTGGTCGAGAACGACCTGCTCAACCGTGAGTTGACAGACGAGGAGCGTGCAGCCAAGACCGCAGAGCGCGAGAGCCTCGAAGTAGAGTACAAGGCCGTGGAGCGCGAGTCGAAGATGCTGCTCAACGAGAAGCAGAACCGCTCGCTGACATCTGCCCCGAAGGTGGACGTGAACACCCAGCTGCGCGAGTTCATCAAGACCGCCAAGAAGGGCGACTCCTTCGTGCTGCCTCTCAACCGTGAGGCCATCAGTACCGCCGACACCACCGACTACGTGCAGGGCATCACCGTCGTTGACCTCATCGACACCGAGCGCAAGGACGACGACATCCTGCTGACCGCCGGTGTGCCCATGACAACGGGCGTGGTAGGCAACAAGATTCAGTGGGCCTTCGCCGGTGGCGTGGAAGCCGTCTTCGCTAACGAGTTGGCAAAGACCACCGAGCGCAAGATTTCGCTCGACAAGCAGACACCTATCCAGAACCGCCTGACCCTGCGCGTCCGCGTCAGCAATCAGGTGCTGGAGAACTCTGCCTTCGACCTCCAGGGCTACATCGTGACCCACGTCGCCAACGCTCTCCGCGACAAGATCAACTGGGCCGCTGCCTCTACCACCAAGGCCACCGAGAACCTGTACGGCGGTTTCGCACAGGATGCCGAGCAGGGCACCTACGGCCAGGCTGGCTACGTGCCCGGCAAGCAGACAGGCACCTACACCACGCTGACCAAGGAAGTCGCTGCTGAGATGATTGGCAAGCTCGCCTCTCGTAACATCAAGCTCGACAACGTGGTATTCGTGATGGGTGCTGCCGACTTCTGGCTGGCAAAGGTCACTCCGCTGGATGCAGGCTCAGGCATCATGCTCATCGGTAACGACAACCGTCTGCTGGGCATTCCCGTCATCGCCAACAACGCCATCAACCGTGCCACCCAGAAGGGTGCGCTCGAGGGTCACAACATCGGCCTGGGCAACTTCAAGTACCTGCCCACCATGCAGCACGGCAACATCCGTCTCTCGATTGATGCCACCTCTGCACTGGCAGCCGATACCGACGAGGTGATCGTGACCATCAACGCCGACTTCTCGATGACCGTGCTGAAGGACGGTGCCGACGGCTTCGTGGTCTATAGCAAGACCGGCTCCAGCAGCAACGAAATCGGCGACTAACACTCTCACATCAAGTTCATAGTTCTTGATAATCGGCCCGCAGGACGGCGGCGATGCAACAGCAAAGCGACAGACCGTCTCTGCGGGCTTCTTTGTGCCCGTCGGTAAACCCCCGGCACGGAATCGTGGGATAAATAAAAGACAGACAATATGAAATTCCTGACAATAGACTACATCAAGCAGCACTCGCGTATCGACTTCGACTGCGATGACCAGTTGCTGGAACTCTACGGCGACTCGGCTGAAGAGACACTGGCAGGGCTGCTGAACCGAGGCAAGACGGTGGAGCAGATGGTGGCATCGCTCACCGAGGAGTACGGGCAGGTGCCCGCTCAATGCTATCACGCCGCGCTCATGCTCACCGAGCAGGCTTACAACCACAGAGGCCCCACCAGCCCCACCAACATGAGCATCGTACCTTATGGCTTCGACCTGCTCATCAAGCCTCTCATGCGATTAACCCTTAACAGCGACGACAATGGATAAGACAAGAATCATACAGCAGGGAGAGGAAGCGAAGTTCCAAGTGCAGATCAAGGACTTCGACATGGAGGCGAACGACTTCCGCGTGGAACTCATCTACGGCTACCGGCGCACCACCGTCACCATCGAGAAAGCGCAGATGCTGGAGAATGGCGGAGTGTACTACATCATCTTCGACACCGACGGCATGGTCGGCCGTGTCACGGCCCGCTGCACATGGCGTGTGCCTGACACCGACGCACCTGACGGCTACCGCGAGAAGACAGACGAGCAGTATCTCTGTTTTGTTGTTACTACGCCCTGTCCGCAGTGCCTCACCTGTCCGGCTTGCACCGACGAGCACCCCGTCACCTACACTCGCACAGACCAGAGCGACATCGGCGAGAAGTATCAGCGACTGGCCGACTGCTACGACCGTCCGCTGCTGACCGTAGATGATGAATATATTTTCGTACTGAAACCAAACAATTAGAAAAGATATGGCACGGAACTTTAATCTTACACAGACCGGCGAAGAGGTTCAGCACATCCTCGACACCGCCACACCAGTAGCCTCGCTGCAAGAAGAGGCCAACACCCGCCAGCAGGCCGACACCATTCTGCAACAGAACATCAACGCTGAGTCCGTTCGCGCACAGCAGGCCGAGCAGCAGTTGCAGACGAACATCGACAACGAGCAGACCCGCGCCGAAGGTGCCGAGCAGACGCTTCAGGGCAACATCGACGCTGAAACAACCGCCCGCCAGCAGGCCGTCAGCGCGCTGGCAGCACAAATCACGCAGACGCTCACCGACTACTACCTGAAGACCGAGACCATGAGCGCAACGGAAATCCAGACGCTTGTCTCGGAGACCATTGCCGCCTACTACACCAAGTTGCAGGTGGATGCACTCATCGAGGACTTCATCACCAAGTCGGTCAACGACCTCACCAACTACTATCTGAAGACCGAGACCTTCACCAAGGCCGAGGTGCAGCAACTCATCGATGCCGTCAAGCAGTTCCGCTATCAGAGCGTCGCCGTGCTGCCAACGGCCAGCGCAGAGACGATGAACATCATCTACCTGGTGCCGTCAGCCAATCCGAAAGCGGAGAATGTGAAGGACGAGTTCATCACCACCTCGCAGACCAACGAGCAGGGTGTGACCACCTACCAGTGGGAGCAGATAGGATCTACCACCGTTGACCTGTCGGGCTATTCCACCACCGAGCAGATGAACGCAGCCATCGCACAGGCCATCAGCACTGCTCTCACCTCGTATTACACCAAGAGCGAGACCATGAGCACGGCACAGGTGAACGCAGCTATCGAGCAGGCAGTCAACACTGCCATTACTGACTACTACACCAAGTCGCAGACTGACGCAGCCATCAACGCCGCCCTTGCCAACTACTACACCAAGGCACAGGCCGACGAAGCCGTCACTGCGGCCATAGCCACCGCCCTTGCCGCCTACTACACCAAGACGGAGGTCAATGCCCTGCTCGACACCGTCCGTCAGAGCGTGACGGCTGAGACCAATGCCCGTACCGATGCCGACGCCACCCTGCGCGGACTGATTCAGCAGGTGAGCACATCGCTGGCGAACTACTACCTGAAGACCGAG